GGCCACGGCGGCACCCCGGCCCGCGTGCGCGACGGCATCCAGCAGCAGTACATGGCCGACCCCGGCCCCTGCGTGCTCGTGGGCACCGGCGATGCGTGGGGCGAGGGCGTCAGCCTTCACGACACCGACCTCGCGCTGATCGCCTTCCTCCCCTACACGCCGGGCGCGGTGGTGCAGTGGGAAGGGCGCTTCTCGCGGCAGGGCCAGAAGCGGCCCGTGCTGATCCAGTATCTGGTCGCGGAGGGCACCGTGGACGAACACGTCGCGGAGATCCTCCTTGGAAAGCTCAAGCCCGTCGAGGCCGTCTCGCACGACGACTCGATCGAGGGCTTCGCGGACTCGCTCATGGGGAGCGACGAAGAGGACGCACTGATCGGGTCAATCCTGACCAAGTTGGGCGTCTAGGACGGGCCACAGGCCCAAGGGAGACAAGCATGTCGAAGATGAAGCACACCATCGTGGGCGTCACGCCGGAGATCGCCACGGCGTGGCTGCGGCAGAACATCGAGCACAACCGGACCCTGCGTCAGGCGGAGGTCGCGCGGCTCGCGGGCGAGATGAAGGCGGGGCGATGGATGCTCACGCCGACCGGCATCGTGTTCGACACCAGCGGCAAGCTGATCGACGGGCAGCACCGGCTCTCCGCCGTCGTCCTGTCGGGATGCACGGTCCAGATGGTCGTCTGGCACAACGTGGAGAGCGGCGTCCTGAACGTGCTCGACACCGGGCGCGGGCGCTCCCTCGTGGACGTGCTCACCGTCACCCAATCAGTTGGCGACGACGTGCCCGCCCGCAACATCGTGCCCCGCGCGAACACTATCTACGGGCTCCACCACCCGGAGGTGAAGATCGCCAAGTTCACGGCGGTCGAGTACGAGTGGGTGCGCGAGCGTTACCTCGAAGACCTCGTGTGGGCGGCCCGCAACTACCCGAACGGCGGCCCCGGCGTCAGCAGCGGCTCCGTCATCTCGAAGATCCGGTCCGCGCCCGTGATGGGGGCGCTCGCCATCGCGCACAAGAAGTCGCCGGAGGAGATCGAGGCGTTCACGCGGAGGCTCGACCGCGGGCTGGAGTTGACGGAGACGGACTCCGCCTACGCCCTGCGCCGGTTCTTGGAGGGCTCTGCGATGACCGGCACGTCGCGACACGAGTTCTCGTTCGCCGCGTTCCGCGCCGCCTACGCCTCGATCCAGAAGCGGAAGCTCTCGATCATCAAGCCGTCGTTCCTGACGCGCACGAACCCGGAGTTCGCGGAGATGCTCAAGTTCTTCGGGGTGATGCGGTGATCGACATCGAGACGCTGGACCCGGACGCCCTGCGCCGGTACTGCCGCGACCTGCTCACCCAGATCGACGTGCTGAAGCGGACGGAGTGCCCGTCTTGCGAGGTTTCCAAGGTGTTCCACGACGTCGCCGTCGCGGAGCGCAACATGATGCAGTTCAAGCTCAAGGAGGAGGAGCACGTCAACGCCATGCTGCGGGCCCGGATCGCGGTGCTCATGTCGGACTCCAATCGGTTGACGCGGGGTGAGCGATGACGACGTGGCACGTCCCGCCGAAGAGCGAGAACGAGAAGCTGCGGGCGCTGCTCGCGGAGGCGCGTCGGGCGGTAGGCGACGAGGAGTGCATTGACTGCGGCATCGGATGCCAGAGCGTGTGGGGCCGCATCGACGCCGCGCTCGCGGAGCCGGTGGAGAGTGGCCCGCCCGAGTGGGCCTGTTACAACTGCGGCTCGATGGGAGACTTCTCGCCGATCCAGTATCCGGATGGTGACTACGACATCGAGTGTGCCAACTGCGGATCGCAGGACACCGACGAGGCGGGTAACGTCGTTAGTCAGCTCGTTCTTGATCTGGATAAAGCGCGAGCGGAGCGCGACGAAGCGCGGGACGAGGTTGAGACACTCCGCGCCGCGATTGACGGAGAACCGTGGGGCGGGGCTGTTCTCAGGCAGCAACGCGACGAGGCAATCAAGAAGCTGGGCGTCACGTTGGAACAAGTGTGGGCGGCAGAAAAGGATCGCGACGAAGCACGGGCCGAGATCGCCAGTCTCAAGGCCGAGTTGTCTCCGATGCTGCTTGCGGTGGCGACTTCGACCGACGAGCGAGACATCGCAAGGGCGAAGGCCGAGATGGCTTACCAGCGCGGCGCGGAGGCGATGCGGACCAAGATCCTTGGGCTGTTGGCCGTGATGTCGCTGGACAGCAAGCCGCAGGTCAACGGTTACGGCCTGTGGGATCGGATCAGGACGTTGGGCCTACCGGAGGAGAAGCCATGACCAAGTTCATCGACGCCGGAAGCTCAGGCGAGTGGGGCTGGCACGCGACGGAAACCGCGATGCGATGCCCGCAGCTTTTCGCCTACCACCACCGCATCACGCCTCCGCCCACGGGTGGCGGGGATCGCGCCCCGCTGCTCAGGGGCTCGCTCGTGCATCAGGGGCTCGCGCACCACTACGCCCGCGTGCAAGCGGCGCAGGAGGGCAAGGATCCCGACATCTGGGCCACGCCCGAGGCCGCCATCGAGGCGTGCGCCGAGAAGCTGGGGCCGGAGTCGCTCCGGTTCGTCGCGCAGACCCAATCGGTTGTGCGGGCCTACGCCGCACACCATGCGACCGAGGCGCTCGAAGTGATGCACGTCGAGGAAGTGTTCCGGGCGGAGATCGGCGGCTACCCGTTCACGCAGCGGTTCGATCTCGTGGGCCGTGACGCCTCCGGGCGCGTCGTCATCATCGACCACAAGACCACGGGGCGGATCGACGCCCGCGTGCCGCAGCGGTACGTCCTGTCGGGGCAGTTCCTTGGGATGCTGAACTTCGGTCGCTCCATCTGGGGCGCCGAGTTCGGCGGCGTGCGGTTGAACCTGATCGAGATGGGCGGGGACGACGGATGGAAGACGACCGCACCAAAGTTTTCCCGCGTGCCCGTCGATCCCGCGCCCAACGCCCAGAGGCTCTTCCCGATCACCGTCAAGCACGCTCGCGACCGCATCCACGAACTCGACGCCTCTGGCATCGACCCGTGGGAGTGGCCGAAGGCCATGAGCGAGCAGGTGTGCATCACCGCGTACGGCAAGTGCGATGGGTACGAGCTTTGCCGGTGGGGAAAGGACGGCGGAGTATGACCCGGCGCATGGCGTGGGGGCTCTTCGTCTTCTTCGCAAAAGCCTTCATCTGGGTGGCGCTCGCGCACCTTGCCGTGGATCTCGCGGCGATGGCGAACGACCTGCCGCCGGATGCGCCGGACATCGTTGACGGGAGAGCGATGGCGGGGTTCTTCGTCGCGGGCGTCTACGGGTTCCTCTACGGGCGCGACCTGAAGCGCGGATGATCAACCGATTGGGGGCAAGCATGTCGAACGGTAAGAAGCAGAAGTCGTTCTTCGAGTACCCGGAGTGCGAAGTCCGCACGGCGTGCGACGGCACGGCCCTGCGGCACGAGCGCATCGAGAAGCGTGTGTGCGCCCGGTGCGAGAAGGCGATGGAGAAGCGCGGCAGGTCCGTCGAGCCGCGTGGGATCAACTACCGCGAGCGCGCCGAGCGGCGCAGGGAGGCGTGAGATGTCGGACGGGGTCGTCTACAGGTGGCTGACGGAAGCTGACTTGAAGGAGATCGTGCGCAAGGAGACGGAGGCGCTGCGGGCGCTCCTCGCGGAGGCTCACAGCCGGTTGCCGGTGGGCGACATGAAGCAGCGCATCGAAACCGCGCTCGCGAAGATGGAGGAGCGGTGATCACCGACATCGACCAGATCGACCTCAAGCGTGCGCTGACGGCGCTCTGCCTTGACCCCGACGACAAGTGCCTCTGCCGCGTGGAACTCGCGAGGAACCTGCGGCGCGTGCAAGCGCAGAACATCCGGCCCCACACCGTCTCCGGGCGGTGCAGCGTGTGCGGCGGACAGAGCGATGAGAAGGGGTGGACGTGATGGCCGCCAAGAAGAAGCCCGCGGCACCTGCGAAGAAGCCGGGCCGCAAGCGCCCGCGCTGCGTCGTCTGCCTCGAAGGGCCGCAGCAGGAGTGGAGCCTGTGCGGCAAGTGCGACATGGACTACGCCATCGCCCTCGCGGACGGCATGGGCTCGATCGCGTGGGCGGCGGGACGCGCTCGCCTGTTCGCGATCAAGAGGAAGTCGAAGAAATGACTGGCAGTCGAACGCTCGATGGGATGATCTTCGTGGGCATGGTGATCGGCGCGAAGATGCTCTGGAACAAGCACGCATTCGGGACGTGGTGGTGATGGTTCCTCCGTACACGCTGGAATATGTCGAAGGACAGGCCGCGCCGAGCGGCTATGTGGACATGCACGTCCCCGGCACGGTGCGCGTCTGGGTCGAGAAGGATCTCGCGGCCCGCATCATCGCCCTCTTGGACCGCAACAAGCTGCACGAGGCGAGGACGATGATCCTCTGGTTCGGCGGCGAGAAGGAGCCCTCGTGACCGAGACGTGGGCGCTCGCCCTATGGACGCTGGTGATCGGGTCCGTGAACTTCTGGGCGGGCGTCTACACCGCGCGGCGCCCCGCGCCTCAACCGATTGCGCCGGTGCGAAAGTGGGTGCGGCTCCCCTCCGGCTTCTCGCACGACTACGGGCCGGGGCTCACCGGGTACGTCACGCCGACGGACGACGGAGCCTACTGGTGGCTCTCGCGCAACGGCAGGACACTGATCGAGGGGCCCTGCCGCAACGTCGAGGCGGGCAAGCAGGAAGTCGCCAAGGCGGCGCAGGAGATGGGCTCATGGGCCGCAAGTTTTCGTGGGACCGCATAGACCAGAACCGCTCGATCGCTCAGGCGAACGACGTGATCTCCATGCGCGTCGAGTGCGACGGCGACGGGTGCGAGTGGACCGTCACCGGCTGGGCTCGCGACCGGGCGGGGTCCATCAAGCGTGCGGAGGACGCCGCACTCGCGGCCATCCGGGCGCCCGAGGTGACGGACGACCGGCTCGACGCCCTGATGATGCAAGCTCACGCCGGGACGTCCTACCTCGTGGTCAACGGGCAGCGGGAGCCGCACACCCTGTTCGAGGTGCTCCGGCTCGCCCGCCAGTCGAAGAAATAGAGCTTGCGTTACGTTTTCCGCTGTAATACAAGCGTTTTCGCACGTCGGCGCGAGGGGTAAGAAAAATGAGAACCTGCGCAGCGTGCGGGGCCCAGATCGCGGGCCACAACAAGTCGGGCTTCTGTTCGGCGCGGCCATGTCGGCTCGCGGCCATGAAGACAGCCCGCATGAGGAAGGCGGAAGCGCGTCAGCGCGCCGCCGAGGAGAGAGCAGATGGGACACCGTACTACCTATCCAGAGTCCGTCCTCCCGCCGGGACCGTGGCACGTCGTCGGAAACAAGATCCTCGCGGGTAAGCTGACCGTGGGTGTGATCATGTCCGCCAACGCGCACGTCGTGGCCGAGCAGATCGCCGTCATCGTCAACGAGAGCGCGTCCGTCATGGGCGTCATCGACAGCCTTCAGGCTCAGGTGAACGCCCTGAAGGAAGAGAACGAGCGCCTCCGCGACTCCCTCGCGTACGGCGACGACTAAAAACCCCTGTAATCAAGCCTGTTTACGGCAGCGTGTTTTTTCCTACCGAAAGCTCTTGACACCTGTCAGCGGCTCAAGTAGAACCGCCCCACTCGCAACGGAGAACCAAGTGATCCCCTCCCCCTACGAAGGCGCCAACGTCGTCGCCGCCATCTACGGCCCCTCCGGGCTGGGCAAGACGACCGACCTGATCTACAGCTTCCCCAACGGCCTGTTCGTCGCCCCCACGGGTGCGCTGAAGCCCGCCTACCACGTCGTCGGCAACGTCCCCCAATCGGTTGAGGCTTCCACCATCATGGAGGCGACCAAGATCGTCTCCGGCCTCTCGAAGGACAACACCAAGGGCTTCGACGCCGTGATCGTGGACGACTTCTCGCTCCTTGCGGAGAGCACCGTCGCCGCGCTGGAGAAGAAGCACACCGGCTTCAAGCTCTGGGGCGCCGTGCGGGACGCCGTGTTGGAGTTCCGCGACGTGGCCCGCCACGCCGGGCTGCACGTCGTCCTGACGGCCCACGAGAGCGCCCCTCGCACCATGAACGGCTCGTTCATCCGCGGCGGTCCCAAGCTGCCGGGGCGGCTCCCCGAAGACCTGCCGACGGCGTGCGACCTCGTGCTCCGCGCCGCGCACGACTCGACCCGGCGGGGCTGGCACGCTTGCTACCGCTGCACGATCGACGACCCGCAGTGGGTGAGCAAGGACCGCCACGGCGTGACGCCGGACAAGGCGCCGATGAACATCGCGGAGATCCTGCGCATGGCGGGCTACGAGATCCGCCGGGCGCCGGGGCTGGAGTGGCAGGAGGAGATCGTCCAAGCCTTCGCCGTCACCCTCTTCGAGAACCCCGGTCAGGAGAAGGCCCTGATGTCGGAGGTGGTCGAGATCGCCCGTGAGCGTACCGACAACGACCTGCACGTCCGCTGGGTGATGCGCGACTCGCTCGATCGCGCCGCGCTCATGCGGGCCCGCGCGAACCCCTTCTCGCTCTACCTGTAGTCAACCGATTGGGGCACCAACCCATCGTCCCACGCCCCGAAGACCCCTCCTGACGTCACGAGGCAAAACTGGCATCACCGCACGCGGACCCCACGGGACGGGCACCCCGCTGCAAGAGGAAGCAGTCATGTCGAACCAGTGGAACGCCAGCATCAACGTCGCGAACGTCGCGGCGCGCAACGTCGGCGGAGGCTACGCGGAGCCCGAGACGGGCCCCTACAAGGTGAAGATCGTCAGCACCGAGATGTACGAGAAGGAGGGCCGCCAGAGCGTGAAGTTCCAGACGGCGATCGTCGGCGGCGACTTCGAGGGCACGGAGACGCGCCTCTTCATCGGCCTCGACCTGACGAAGGTCGGCAACCAGCGGTCGTGGAAGACGGCCATGCTCTCCTGCGGCTACACCGCGGAGCAGGTGGACGTGGGCGACATCCAGATCGGCGCCGACACCTTCGACGGCAAGGAGGCGTACATCTACTACAAGGCTCGCGACCCGAACGACGCGACCAGCCAGTCGGACCGCCAGTTCATCACGCCGCAGCAGTTCGCCACGCTGACGGGCGCGTCGGCGGCCCCCGTCGCCGCCGCGTCGGCCAAGGGCAAGATCGGCGCCCCCGCCGCCAAGCCCGCCGCCGCCCCGGCGATGAACGTCACCAGCACCCCGAAGCCGTCGGGCAACGCGGCCTCGATCCGTAACATGCTGGGCAAGTAGCAACAGGGCACCCGGCGGCGGCCACCCCTCCGCCGCCGGGAAACGGCCCCGAAAGGGCCGGGGATCGGCGCCTTCCTTTGTCGTCGATCGGTCGGGAGCGGTGCGGTGGGGCGACCCGACACTTTTTGAGGCTCACATGGGACGGGCACACCTTGCGATCATCGGGGACTATGACCCGGAGCAGTTGGGAGCGCGGTGCGACGTCTGCACCCTGCGCACGCTGCGTGCCGGTGGCCCCGTCCCTCCTGAGTACCACGACCGCTCTGTCGCCTCCGTCGTCGCGGAGTCGCCCGGCGAGCGCGAGTTGGAGTCCAAGCGGCCCCTGACGGGGCCGTCGGGCATGGAGTTCACCGACAGCCTGAAGGCGATCGGGATGCAGCGCACGCAGGTGGACATCCACCTCGCCGTCGCGTGCATGCCGCCGGAGAACGACCTCGACAAGGTCATGCTCCAGTGGCAGAGGGCCAACAAGGAGCGCGAGGCACGCGGCGAAGAGCGCGTCCCGTCGCCCATCGACTGCTGCCGCCCGCGTCTCCAGATCGAGATGGGCCACGAGAACGTCCTCACGCTGGGCAAGGTGGCCTACGAGGCCGTGACGCGCACCAAGCGCCCCATCCTCGACATCCGCGGAGGGCCGGTCACCGGCGGCTGGAACGCTGCCGGTGATTTCATCTCCACAACCGATTGGAAGACCCTCGACCGCCCGCTGCGGATCCTGCCGACGCTGCACCCCGGCTTCGTGATGAAGATGCGCCGCTGGACCCGCGCCTTCCGCGCGGACCTGTCGCGGGCGTTCCGGTGGTTCTCAGGGCACCTTGGGTGGCAGCACCCGATCATCACGCTGAACCCCACGCCGGACCAGTTGGAGCGGTTCCTCGCGAGGCCCGACATCGTCTACGTCATCGACGTCGAGACGACGTTCGACGACCCGACGGAGGCCAAGCTCAAGTGCGTGGGGATCGGCACGGAGACGCACGCCGTCGTCGTCCACTTCCTCTCGATCGAGGGCCCCGACGGCGCGCTCGTGGCGGGCCCCTACACCGACGC